GTATTTTTCTATACCCTGCTTGCAACGGTTTAATATCAGCCGTCTGCGAATAAATACACCTTCTTAAAATTGCCCTGATTTAAGCGGTCCAGATGGTGTTGGAACGTCGGGATCATTAAGATTATTCATATTAAAATCCTCCACTATTTTTAGGTGGTGGCGTAGTCGGTGGTATATCTTCATCATCACCCCAGAACGCTTCCCAGTCATCTTGCTTCACAATATCTTTATTCTTTAGGTATGTTTCCGTGGTCCTTCGCCCATCTCCCAAAGTGCCTTGGCATTGATAACAGCCTTGGCTTCATAGTCGATGCGCTCAACTGCTGACTGACCTTGATTCTCTTTAAATGATATTTCACCTAGCCCGAATATATCAGCAATTAAATTAAGTGGCTCCAATTGATAATCAGATTGCAAGTTCTCAATAGTATCCTGAAAGCCCTGTCGCTCGCTTGTGCCGCTTGAGTTTAAACCGCTGGCCTGTTCACCAATTAGCACTGTCATGCCTAATCCAGTAACCATAGCAAGCCTTCTGAGCGTGACGTTATCAACCTTATCCAAGTCAGCTAGTGATTGTGTTAATGTCTCAACAGAGTCTTTAGCATCAGTTACAAGAGCTCCATAAATAGACCGGCCATCTTCACAGGTAGAGATATACTTAACAATGTCAGCATCTTTTTTCATTGCAATCGCGTCTTTATACCCATCTATTTTGTATACAAAGGTGCTGGCCTTATCGATGATTGTACTTGCTGCACGTTGCACAACGCCATCAGCAACAAACTGGTCATATATCAATTCAGACTCGGACACACCGCCGTAATCATATTTATCTTTGTCGCGTTCAGGCGGCTCGTAGTAAGTCATGTCAATCACACGCGACCAATGAACTTGCTGGCCGTTTACTATATATACGCTTGGCTTGTAATACCTAGGGCTTCGTAAGTCAAGAGTGGGGCTTGTAGCTGTCACCATATCGCCAGAGAACACACGCAATTGCAATGTGTGCCGGTCACAATTAGCCTTCTTGAGAGGTAATGATAAATCGTCATCTTTGTTAAACAGCACAATAACACCACGACCAAATCCCAGCATAAACTTAGTTGCTTTTTTAACGTGCTTAGCTAGTTTATCATTGTAGAACTTTTCATCGTCTGTGCTGTCAAACTGAATTGTGTCGTTTAACGAGTACCCAGCTTTAAGCCTGATAATCTTAGACATCAGGCCAGTCTTGTACATAGTGCGTAGCTCGCTATCGTCTAGCTTGCGAGTCTGCACAACATTACGATTAACGCCGTTACGTTTGTTTATCAAGCCCGAGAATACATCCATCAAGCCATCAGTAAATTTATTTGCCATTTAATATCCTTGGTTAATTAACACATGATAACACTTTACAGTAATGATGCGTAATCACTAAACACCGCGCCACCTAAGAATGTTTCTATGGCATCTAGTGTAGGGTCAATCTGGTCATCATGCAGCCCGTTGGGTGCGGCTGCAAACTCAGACAAGTAATCCATTAACCAAGTCGCATCACTTGGTAAATGTACGTTACCCGCTTGTATCATCGGTGTTCCACAGTGCATACGTGTGATTTTGTCAACTGAGCGAGGTATGCCGACAATCGGAATACCCTTGCGTTTTAATGACTGAATCAAACCTATGCCGCTTGCTTTGTCTTCCACGTAAACGCCTGAGCATATGCAACCGTCTAAGATTCTATGTTTATTATAAAATGCTAGTGTATTAGCCTCAAGCTCTGGCGCTTCCCATTTGCCGCGCACCTGGTCGATTAAATAGATAGTGTTATCGTATGACTGACCCCAGCATTGCAATACAGAGAAATCATTCTTCTCACCTGTTTTCAATGCCGTATCGCCAAATATTAATTTACGGGTAATCTTAGGTAATTGAGTGTAATACTTCCAGTGCTCAGACTTAAACATATCACCACCGATTGCAGTAGGTGACTGTTGGTACATTGCAGACCAAAAATATTCCCCTAGTATCTTTTTGGTTTCAAGTAGCTTGTCAAGTGGATGTAATTCAGGAACTAAAGCTTTCCCGTTGTCGCAAATAGCTTTAAACGCTAAGCATGTAGCATTCTTTATTTTCTCAAGTACACGCCCTGAGAGGTCATCTTCAGCCCATCGAGTAGCCATTATTATTTGACCGCTGTTTTTGGACAGGCGAGTCATAAATGTTGAGACGTACCAATTCCACAAGCTAAGTTTTTTAGTTTCGCTCAATGCCTCAGCAGCATTTTTGATTGGATCATCTATTATGCCGAGGTCAACTTTCTTACCTGTCAATGGGCCGCCAACACCTTGCGACACATAACTTCCTTTATGGCCTTGTATTTCAAATGTCTCACTGTTGCGTTTAGACTCTACATCACCGAAAGCAACGCGCTTTTTATTAAGAGATGAGCCAGGGAATAACGCTTTGTACTCCTCTCCCATCATAATACGCTGTACGTCGCGGTTCATGTCACTAGCAAGGTCTTTGCCGTAACTTAGACCTGCAACGCGTTGATCTGGAAATTTACCAAAAAAAGTACGAAGGAAGATATCGACTAACAATATCGCTATTATGCGTTGCTTGCATAGTTTTACCAACCAAATAAAGACCATCCGGTGAGTCAACAGTAATGCAATTACCTTCAACTGGATCAATCTCTTTAATAGCTACAATTGACACTTTACAGATTTTTTAATGTGATCAGACTGCTTGCGTTTCATCTTACAGGGTAATATATCCGAAGGGGTGAAGCCTATTTGATGACAATCTTGAACGTCGCGTATTTTTCGATCACTTCTTTTAATAGAAGCAACGCTTTCTGAATAAGAATAACCAAGCGACGACAATAATGTTTTTACACCATCAAGTAATTTTACGTTAGTATTAATAAATCTATATTGCCCAGTAGGCTTATGTAACGACCCATCTGTATCAATCAAACCAGCTAATAATTTTAAGCGATCATCTTTGAGGAGGTCAGATAATCAACAGGTATATGTTTATTATTAATAAGACCATAAAACCCTAACAAACCCCTTAATCCCTGGTGAGTGTACGTGTGCTTTTTGACGCTGGTTGCTAGGTGTACGGTAGTCTTAACGAGGTTATAAATACTGCCAATATAATTTGATATTTCACTATCATCGTTACCTTCGTAAATTATTGGCTCACTTTTAGCACCATCACCAAGCCAAGCGCCTAAAAATACGGGTCAACTTTTAGAGTAGAATCTAGAGGCACCTGCAAACTTTTAGTTAAAGGTAACTGGTACTTATAGCGACTACCGCGCTCGCCACGAACACCACTAACCAAGCCCGCACTTAACAACTCCCGCGTTTCAAATGTTTTAAAGCTCTTCCAGTCGTGACTTGTAACTGTCCACTCATGCCGTGGGTGTACTTTTATTTTGTCACCATTAGATAGCTCAACTTCTAGCGAGCATGGCTCAGGTTGCGGTATATAATTTGTAACAAGAACAGCTCTACCCGAAGGATGAAAAACCTTATCGCCAATGCACAAATCGCCATGTAACTTCCAGCCATCAGTTGTAATAACTGGTGTTGAAAGCGCGCATTCCTTGCCATGTTGAGGAGGCGCGCCTAATACTAGGACCGGCCTTTTGCCTGCCATCATATCAGCTAAAAAAGTATCAATTCCCTGGCATACTTGACGCGAGAAATCGCTGACAATGTAATCAGGGTTTATATACTGAATATAAGAATGCAAGTCACCTCTAGCTTTGCGCCTTTTTAGTAACTCTGTAGCAATCTCTTTTTTATTCATTGAGATACTTTAGCAATTGCTCGTCTGTCATGTTTGCCACTGGCGTCATCGTTCCGTCTGTTGATGAGTGGTCAATCTTAACCACATCTAAACCAACCAACTTGGCCTTGCTCATAGTAGCTGAGACAGCCGCAGAGCTTTGCGCATTTTCAGGGTGCAACGCCATAACCCTAGCCTCCTCAAGCTCTAAGAGTAGGCTTGTGATTGTTATACCATGTTCTTCTACTGTCTTGTCCTGCAAAGATTTGTACCTTGCCGCGACCTTATCTCTCCTTGACAACTCAGAAGCCTTTGGATGCACGCTTTCATCTTTCCATTTAAGGCTACCAGGATAGGCATCTCTATACGCTTCTGACTTGTTTCCTGTCTCATGCCACTTCTGCACAAACAGCTCGTGCTTGACATTTTTTAATGCATCCATGACTTTACTCCTTATTATTTATACCCTCAATTATAACACTTTTATCAACGCAAACAAAAAGACCACTGAAAAAGCGGCCTAGTATTTATTAATTATAATCTAACTATCTGCAAACTTTTCTAATAACGCCTGCAGCTCTAGATCTTCACGCTCTGCTTTTTCTTTTAGTTTATCTAAAACTTTACCGTCCACCTCAAATTTCATAATTACCTCTGATAATCTTTTATTTTCTTTTTTGTAGCACTCAATTAGCGCTTGTTTAATCACGCTTACTTTGTAGTCGCTCACGCTATTCCTTTGGTTATTAAATATTAACAATCGAATAATTGCTAATATCAAATAAAACCCTAACAGCCGCAGCGGGTCAATCTGCCATGATAGATACACTTCGCACCCTCCAGCCTTTCATCGTTTGACTTATCACCTGTTGACCATAACTAATTAGATTAGTAATTGGAACGTAAAAGGAGTTACGTTAGCCCGACGGTGCGCCCTTGCCCGAATAACAGAGCGTAGCACGATGACAACATTTGATTAATCTCTACCAGTTGGCTTTCTTAATATTCTGGTGCTTTGCGTTCTTGATGCTCTACTTGCTATTCTTGCGCCGTCTCTGACTGCTACAAACGTACTCAACAATATTAATATAATTACAATGATATCCTTTTCATGACTGCCTCCGTTGCTTGATGTGTTGATTATTGACTATCAACACAACTTTGTACAATCGTTTAAACCTATTGATAACTATTGTTTAATAGCTATTTGTCGTCATTTCGCTTTCAGTAAATCCAGATTGCCTCTTAATATTCATTCTTCTT